ATATGACGCTGTGATTACCAGAGTCATAGACGGTGACACAGTAGGCATTGCTGCCACTTGGTTGCCTGCACCACTCAAACCAGAACTCAGTGTTCGTGTGTACGGTGTGGACACGCCGGAAAAAGGGCATCGTGCTCAGTGCCCTAGTGAAGCACAGCGTGGTGAAGCAGCCACAGCATTTACCAAGCAAGCAATTGCTAATGCACAAAAACGACAAATTGTACTCATGGACTGGGACAAGTATGGCGGCCGTGTACTGGGCGATGTGCTACTGAATGGACAAAGCCTGCGTGGCATGCTGATTGCCAACGGTTTTGCCCGTGAATACTACGGCGAAGCCAAAACTAGTTGGTGTAATTGATAGACACTGCCTGCGGGCACGAGTAAATATGGCATGCCCGCAGTTACCGAAACAGCATTAATTAAAAGTCCATACTCTTCAACAGTTTACACCGATGAACAGATTGAAGAGTTTGTCAAATGCGCCGACCCCATCACTGGTCCAGAATATTTCATGGACAATTTTTTCTATATTCAACATCCCACACGTGGTAGAATGTTGTATCATCCATACGAATACCAAAAGCGGTTGATATATACCTATCACAACTATCGTTTCAGCATTTCAATGATGCCTCGACAAACAGGTAAGTCAACATCGGCAGCAGGTTACTTGTTGTGGTATGCCATGTTTGTACCTGATTCAACAATTTTAGTAGCCGCACACAAGTATACCGGCTCTCAAGAGATCATGCAACGTATTCGATATGCTTACGAAAGCGTACCGGATCACATTAGAGCTGGTGTAACAAGTTACAACAAAGGTAACTTGGACTTTGATAACGGCAGTCGTATTGTGTCAGCAACAACCACTGAAAACACCGGTCGTGGTATGAGTATATCACTGCTATACGCAGACGAGTTTGCGTTTGTGCGACCTACTATTGCCACAGAGTTTTGGACTTCTATTAGCCCCACACTGGCCACAGGTGGTAAGGCCATTATCACATCAACTCCCAACAGTGATGAAGACCAGTTTGCTTTGCTGTGGAAAGGTGCCAATCGTTGCGAAGACGAGTTTGGCAATCCCACCAATGTTGGCGTAAACGGATTCAAAGCATATCGCAGTTTTTGGAACGAACACCCGGACAGGGATGAAACTTGGGCCAAACAACAACGTGCGGCCCTGGGAGTGGACCGGTTCCGACGAGAGATGGATTGTGAATTCATCATCAATGATGAAACACTAATTGCGCCAACCAAGTTGTTTGATTTACAGGGTGTAGATCCCTTGTACAAAACAGGCGAAGTACGTTGGTACAAGCGACCAGAACGAGACAAAATTTATGTAGTAGGCCTGGACCCTAGTTTGGGCACTGGCGGCGACCCAGCAGCCATTCAAGTATTCGAAGCCAACACCACAGAACAAATTGCTGAATGGCGACACAACAAAAGCGATATTGTTACGCAGGTTAGAACCCTAGTAGATATAATACACCACCTCAATGAGGTGGTCAAAGATCCCAAGAGCATTTACTACAGCGTAGAAAATAACAGCATCGGTGAAGCCGCATTGATTAGCATTGCTGAATACGGAGAACAAAACATTGAAGGTTATTTCCTCAGTGAACCAGGTCGAAATCGCAAAGGATTTAATACCAGCAACAAACCCAAACTTGCAGCCTGCGCCAAGTTAAAGCACTTGATAGAATCCAACAGATTAGGTATCAACAGCCGTAGTCTAGTAAGTGAATTAAAAACATTTGTTGCCAGTGGCGCCAGTTATGCAGCCAAAATGGGAGAAACCGACGATCTTGTGATGTCGACATTGCTAGTAATCCGTATGTTGAAAGTATTGCAAGATTACCACCCCAATCTTGACACACAAATGCGTGATCACCAAGATACTATAATTGAGCCATTGCCGTTTGTTATGACCTTGTAATAAATAATAGATATGAAAAATAATGCTGAACAGTCACTTTACGACTTACTAATAACACAAAATCTTGAACCAGAAATTTTAGATTCTGCAGGCAAGCCCGTCACTGATCCCAGCAAAGCTGAATTGTTTAGTTTTGATTATGTCACTGAGAATCAAGATTACGGCACTGTGGTTATTTTAATAGGCGACAATAACCAACTAGAAGTTTACTTTGGGGACAATCTTGGTCGCGGCATGGAGGCCAATGACAAAAGTGCTTGGTATGATTTCCTGCACCAACTCAAGAGCTTTGCAAGTCGTAACATGATGACGTTTGGATTGAATAACATTGCCCGATTAAAGTATACCATGAAAGGCATGGCTGCCATCAAAGAAGGCTTGTTTGAAGGATATTACGGCCGAAAAAATATCAGCTACAGCGACCAGCCCAAGCAAGTGCGTTTGATGATCAAACACAATCGCAACATTGACGAAGGCGAAGCACGATATCGTGCAATAGAAAGCTTGTTTGTAGAAACCGCCGAAGGCGAACGGTTTAAATTGCCATTCCGTAATCTCATGGGCGGCCGAATCATGGCTAGACATGTCAGCGAAGGTGGGACACCATATGATGCATTTGGCCAGCACATTGTTGAAGTAATTTCTGAAATAGGAACACTATCTAGATTTATACGAGCAACCCGTGGGAAACAATTTGCCGGACACACCGATGAATTGGTTGAAATTGCATTGCGACATTATAGCGATCTCAAGGATAAAGCAAAGCGAATGATAAGTCATCGAGGTTACTTGGAAGAACGAGATATGTTTGATCCTGCAGAAATTTCTGAAAGTTCTGCCACAACGGATGTCATTCGAGACTTGTTCATTGAACAAAACGTAGATCAACGCATTGAAGAAGCATTACCAATTCTAGCCCAGCTAGCAAACAAAAAGGAAAACAAAATGAGAGAAGCAGACGAATTTGAGTCCTGGACCAATCAGGTCATGGAGGGTACATGGGCGTTGCCAGATACACCAGAAGCTGATGCCAAGCTCAAAGAATTAATGAGCAAACCACTGATAGTGGGTGCCGATGCAACCAATGCCACTGAACAACTCTACGACTTAGTTGGCGATGATGTGTTGTTTGATCGTTTAAACGACCTAGCAGATGCAGATCCCACGGCCAACTGCTGGGATGACGAAGACGTTATTAACCGACTTGGTGAGTTGGGTATCGACGTCAACCCCACTGTAAATGACATGGCACAAGATGCCGAAGCTGATGCTGAAAAAATGAACGAAGATGAAGACCACAGCCCAGTGGCCAATGCTATTACTCGTAGAATCTTGATGCAACGTCCAGACTTGCTGGAGAAATACGGTCCTGTAGCAGTCACGCAAGCCATTGACGATGTTGCAGATTTTGTAGGTGATACGGAAGAAATTGGGTCAAGTGATGTCAGTGGTTGGATCAGACAAGTTGAACAGTCATTGGGCGGAGTAAATGAAGGTGATTTAAACTTAATGCGTAAACGTGCCGGCATCCAGCAAGAGGCTGAAGAAGTCAACGAAGGCTTGGACCCAGCAAAACAACAACGACTCGACGATTTAATTGATCAATATAAAGATGCTACTGACCCAATAGGTTATGATGACGATGCAGCTGATCCAAGTGAAGTCATTGCTCAAATAAGACAAGAGTTTGGTGATAAAATTGCTGATACCATAGAACAAGGCCCTAGCTCACATTTTCCAAGAGATAATCACGCTCGTGGGTACGATCCACTAAATTCTTATGGAAGCTCACCTCGAGTAACAAAAGCCGGCAAGGTCAATCGTCAAGATGTTGCTTCTCTTAAAAGCAGATTACAACAACGAGCTGGTATCCACGCCGAACCAGCATTGCCAGAAGGTATTTTAGACACGGCTAAAAAGATTGGCAGTCGAGTGTTTGACAAATTAGGCGGCGGCAGTGATGAAGAGTTACTCAACAAGCTACGCAAAGACGCAGGCCTACCACCAAGAATGGCTGTTCCAAATAAAAAAGATGTCGGCGAAGACCTTGACACTGACGGCGTCATGATGACTCGACCATCAAATATGAGTAGTTGACCTAAAAACTAACTTCTGATAAAAAAAGGCAGATCTTTCTGCCTTTTCCTTTGACAAACTAAATAAAAGCACGTATACTCAGTAGTGTGTACGTTAGTAAATTACACATAGGCTTACATAGGCATTTAATTCTGAAAGGTAAAAACACTATGGCATCATTAGCAGAAATCCGCGCAAGACTCGCAGCCGCAGAGTCTAACAAGGGCGGTCAATCACAAGGCGGCGACAACGCAATTTACCCACACTGGAACATTGATGAAGGCGCAAGCGCAACTCTGCGTTTCCTCCCAGATGGCAACAGTAAAAACACTTTTTTCTGGGTGGAACGAGCAATGATTAAATTGCCGTTTGCCGGTATCAAAGGTGAGATGGAATCCAAACAAGTTCAAGTACAAGTTCCTTGTGTTGAGATGTGGGGCGAAGCTTGCCCAATCTTGGCAGAAGTACGCACTTGGTTCAAGGACAAGAGTCTGGAAGACATGGGCCGTAAATATTGGAAGAAACGCAGTTATGTCATGCAGGGTTTCGTACGTGAAAATCCTCTCAGTGATGACAAGAGTCCAGAGAATCCAATCCGTAGATTTATCATTGGTCCACAAATCTTTGCTACCATCAAGTCAGCATTGATGGATCCTGAGTTGGAAGAATTGCCAACAGACTTGCTACGTGGCTTGGATTTCCGTATCACAAAAACCAGCAAAGGCGGCTATGCTGACTACTCCACCTCCAAGTGGGCTCGTAAAGAATCAGCACTAACCGAAGCTGAACAAGTTGCTGTTGAAGCGCATGGCTTGTTTGACTTGAGCACATTCCTGCCCAAGAAACCCGGCGATGTTGAACTTCGTGTAATGAAAGAAATGTTTGAAGCATCAGTAGATGGTCAACCATATGACACAGAGCGTTGGGGACAATACTTCCGTCCTGCTGGTGTACAAGCACCTGCTGGCACCGCACCAGAAGCGGCACCTAAAGCAGTGTCAGCACCAGCGGCTAGCAAACCAGCAATGGATGATGAGCCCCCTTTTGACACTGACGAAGCACCGGCAGCATCTGCGCCAGTGGCAGCCCCCAAGACCACACAGAAGGCCGAGGATATCTTGGCCATGATTCGTGCTAGACAAAAACAATAAACTTGTTAACGGTGGGTGTCCGCAAGGATGCCCACTTTGTCACTTATAACTACAACTTGATGATAGAAGAAATCGAATGGGAAATTAGCAGTCTTTGTAATGCTAGTTGCCCACAATGCCCACGTAATATCAATGGCGGAGCCACTTGGCCAGATTTGCCATTGACAGTTACCAGCGTCGATACGTTTTTGTTACCAGACGTTGCCAAGTTGTTACAGCAAGTTAAACGATTGTACCTGTGCGGCACCTACGGTGATCCAATTACCAACAAGCACTTGCTGAAGATTATTAAAACTGTGCGTGAAATAAACCCAGGTATCACCATTGATATTCACACCAACGGTGGACTACACAGTACTCAATACTGGCAGCATCTAGCTGAGTTGATTAATGGTAATGGCACTGTGTATTTTGCAATTGACGGGTTGGAAGATACCAATCACTTGTATCGTGTGAATGTAGATTTTGACAAAGCATTTGGCAATGCCTTGGCTTATATAAAAGCAGGCGGCACAGCAGTTTGGGATTTTATTGTATTCAAACACAACGAACATCAAGTTGACACTGCACAATCTTTGGCAAAAAGTTCTGGCTTTAAGAAAATTAATTTTAAAAAGTCCAGTAGATTTTTTGACAAGAATCACAGCTTCATTGACAAGTATCCGGTGTTGAATAGCCAGAAAGAAGTTGCATACTATTTGGAACCCAGCCAAAAGTTTTTGAACAATGACTATGAAAAAATTCATTGGTTCAACAACAACCAACAGTTAACTGAGTATTTTAGTACCACCAGCATTAGTTGCTATAGTAAACAAATCAAAAAAATATTTGTCACTGTAGAGGGATATGTTTTTCCCTGTGGCTGGTTGCATGATCGCATGTACGGTGAGAAGTCCACAAATCATCGTGACCAAATACAGTTAGACCACTTGTGGGAAATTGCAGGAGGAAAACGCCGATCCAATATTCATCACACTGCGGTGACAGATATTATTGCCGGTGATGGTAGTTGGTTTGACACCATTGAAAAGTCCTGGACCAATAGTAATCGACTTGAACGCTGTGGGTTACATTGTGGACAAGAG